TGGTGTTTGATTTGTTTGTTGAGGAGTTATTGTAACTTCTTTTTCTCTTACAACATCTTGTTGAGTAGATTTAAGAGCACCTAATCTAGCTGCTTCTAAAGTTAACTCTGCAATTTGTTGTTGAGCTGAAACTTGAGCATCAATGTCTCCTGCATTAATAGCTGATTTAAGAGCTACTTTTGCATTATCTAAACTAGATTTAACTCTGCTTTCAAATTCAGAAACATATCTTTGATCTGTTCTAGATAATCTTGATTCAATCTGTTCTTTTTCTTTTTTAACAGAATGAGCAAAATTAATAGCTTCTTCTCTTTGTCTTTCAGCTTCTCTAATTTTATGAGTTAATTTAGCAATACGTTTTTTAACGCTATCACTATATTCCTCAAGTTCATCTTTTTTAGTTTCAATTTTAGGTTTTTCTTGAACCTTTTCTTCTTTAACTTCAACAGCAGGTTTTTCTTCCTCTTGTTGAACTTCTATTTTCTCTTCTGCAACGGCTTTCGTCTGCTCGTTGTTGTCCAAAGTAACTTCAGCGCCTTCTTCCTCGCCGACATCTATCATTGGATCTTTTTTCTTATCTTCCATTGGCATAGTGCCTCCTATGTTTAAATATGATGAAGAACATCTTCAGGATTTTTAATAGTCCCAAGTACTTCGTCATCGTTTAGTAGTCGCACTTCTCCACCTTCTATTGGTAATCTTGAACCCGCGTAACGAGCAAAGATAACCCAATCTCCTTTTTTACACCATGGACCTGTAGGATAACGATCTTTATCGTTATAAGCTAATGGTCCAATTTTTAAAACATAACCACAGTTTGTAGCTATTCTTAATTTATCTAATGATTCTTGTGATATAATAATTCCACCTTTAGTTTTATCTTTAGGTGTAAATGGTAATACTAATAGTCTCCAACCAGTTGGATTAGGTAAACTATCAATAAGGGATTCAGAAATATTTTCTGCTCTTACAGTTTTATCTTCAATTTTTTTATTTTCTTCTTGATATTTTTCTTCAAGACCTAGAACAGTCTTTGGTATTTCATTTGACTGAACATCAGTCGAGTTTAATAACGTTTCCTTGCTCATTTTCCTTAAGCTCCTTTTTGTTTAGCAGGTTAGAGATTTCCTGTAATAAAAACTCGTATGTACGAATTTGTCCAAGTATATACTTGTAATCTGCCATATTGTCAACACCACCAGAAGTTATTGTTGTGGTTAAATTAGCCAACTGGGCCTTCATATATTTTTGTAATTTACTTGCTACGTTTACTTCATCCATCACCTTCTCCTTTTGTTTATATTAACAATTCCACTTACGTAGAGATTTATTAATTCTTGAATTTGGGTCTCTTGCAGTTTTTGCAGATGTTAATCTTTTCTTCATTCCACTCATTCTGGCACAGAATGATTTTCTTCTTTTAGCAGATTTAGAACCAGGTTTCAATTTACTTGGTTTAGTAGTTACTGCCATAGATAATTTAGATCCAGGATTAGCAGCTCTATAAGATGCAATACCTTTTCTATTTAATCCACCTGATTCAGATTTACCTTCTTTACGTTGCCATGCAGGTGTTCCACCTTTTGCAAACATTGCTCTACCTTTTCCTCTTAATGCAATATCACCCATATTAATAAATTTTAGTTTTTTTAGATTTAATTATTCTACCTTGTCCTCTACCTACTAGTCCACCTGATTTATAATGTTCAACTGGATTATATTCTCTAGTAGAATCTTCTGGAAATAATCTAGCATACTTTTCAGCATCCATTTCTTCTTGAACTACTTTTTTATAATTTTCATTTAATTTCTTTTCAGATTCTTTAAACTTCTTTTGTTTTTCTTTTGCTTGTTTATAATATTTTTCACCACTCATACTAATCCTCCATTGCTCATCTTTTTACGTTTTGAGAATGTTGCAACATTAGTAGGTTTAGGTCCTGTATTACCAGCTGATCTTTTTCTTGCAACTGCTGAACGTCTTTGTCCTTCTGACATTGATCTTGCTTTTGCTAATGGTACACACTTTGGATAACCTCTTCTTTTTTCACCTTTAGATCTTCCACATGGTGGATAAGAACCATCTTTACGTCTAGCTCCGATATCTACCCATTTCTCTTGAACCCACTTGCGTAAACTCATATTAATATTTTTTTGTAACTTTTCTTTTGTTATCTAAAACATCTCCACAACCTTTTGCAATACCACCTTGACTATAATTAGATACTGCTTTTCTTTGTTGGGATCTATTTTTTTTACCACCAGGTGTTACTTTACCAGAGCAAACTGCTGATGCATACATATTTGCATATGCACTAGGATAAACTTTAAATTTTCTTTTAGCAGCAGCTTTTCCTCTTGGGCAAAGTTTAGCCATTTACTTTTTCTTCTTTTTAGTTTTTTTCTTTACCATTTTGCCAGATTTAGTTTCTTCGTAACCTTTTTCTTCCATAGCATATTCTCTAGCTTCTTCAGCTTTAGATTCCATGCCTTCATGTTCATCTGACATATCTACGTAACCACCTTTAGATTTTTTAACTGCACCTCGTCCAATTAAAACATCTTTAAAAGATACTTTGCCATCTTTGTTTAAATCAGGAAATGCTTTTCCACCTTTAGCAAAACCTGCTCTTGCTATTCCACTTCCTCTTAATTGTTTTCCAATTCCAGCCATTATCTTTTACCCTTCATCATTTTGCCTTTTTTCTTCATAGGCATTTTTTTAGTAATCATATCTGCTTTACCACCTTTTTTCATTTTTGCTCTTGGTCTTATGTTGTAATCGTTTCTCATTTTTTTCTCCTTATCCGTTTTCTTGTTCTTTATTAACCGGTCTATTTGCCATAGTGCGTGCCACCGATTCTGCACTTCTTCCAACTACATATCCACCAAGACCTATTTGTAATAATGTCCAAACATCTCCTGGTAATTGTATTGTTATAGAAGCTTTAAAAAAAAATAAAATTACTGGTCCTAATACATAATTCCAAATTAATATAAATATTAATACATACATCAACAAGGGCCTCCATGATGATGCAAACCATCCAGCTTTAGCTTCTGCTTCAATAATTTTAGCAGCTGCAGTTAATTCTTGTGTATTAGATTGTAGTAGTTGTGTTTGTAAATCAGATTTTAATTTTGCTTGAAGATCTTTATCAGGAACTGACTTTTCAATTGTGCTAAATAAAATTTTAGCTAAAGGTGCAACAGCTCCTAACATTTGAATCATGGTTTAATACCACTTCGCTGATCTTTTTTTCTCTGGAAGCATTCTTCTTTGTCCACCCACTGGCTCTAATTGTGTTTCTTGTGGGTTAGATACTTCTACATCAACTCCGCCTTTTAAAGTTCCATCTGGATGTGTGAATTGTGCAAAGTCAACTTGATTACCAAATTCTGATCTTGAAGGTGAATTTTTAATAACAGCTCCGCCTCTCGCCATTGGCTTTCTAGATTGACCAGCTTCTGACAATGCGATTGCAATTGCTTGTTTAGGACTCTTTACTTTTTTAGAAGATTGTCCAATGTTAAGTTCGCCTTTTTTAAACTCTCTCATAACTTTACCAATCTTTTTTTGTTTTGATGTCATTTTTTTCATAATCGTATCCTCGGTATTTATATATACTAATATTTAAAATAGCACAATATAGCTAATTAGCTAGTAATTATTTTAGTGCTTTGCATGCCTTGTTTTGCAAGAGATACGCCAGCTCTTAACTTGGCTAAATCCTCGTTTTGCTCTAGTTTTTCATCAGCAACTTGTCTATTAGACATTACTTTTAACTTATCTAGATTCAATCTATCTTCTGCTTCTTTTTTCTTACGTTCGTTTTCCATAGCTCTTAAATCAATTTCTCTAGATTTAAGTTGAACTAATGGATCAGTTGCACCTAAATTAATTTTAGTTTCTTCGTCCATATAATCTTTAGTCATCTGTGCAATCAATTTAGCTTTTCTAGATTCAATCATTTGCATCATTTGTTGAAGTTGTAATTGAATTTGAGGATTCATTTGTGCTTGTTGTTGTAACATTGGCATTTGCATTAACTCTTTAGAAAACTCTAATTGAATTTGTTCTTGTGCCATTATTGAAATATGTTCTAGTACATTCTTTTGAATAGATGCCATAGCAGCAGGATTGTTTTGAATCATATTCAATTGCATAAAATTTAAATGCGCTTCAATGTGAGCTGTATGATCTTGTCCAGCAAATGCTTGGAAAGGTTGTCCAGTCATTGCATTGATATGTTCAATAGAAGGATCTACCGGTGTTGGCGGTTGTGGTGGAGGTAATATTAAATCTATATTCTTAACTCCAATCGCTTCGTACATTGTTCTGTAAACTTGATACAAGTTATGCATTTGTGGATTAGACATTGCAAGTTGCATTTCAGTTTGTGCTAAATTAATTCTTTGTGATTGTGAAAATATATTTGGATCAGCCACAGGCAAGATATCAATCTTATCATCAAAGTCTGCAGATTTAATTTCTCTTGTTCCACCTACAACATCATATGGATAAGTTGGTGGTAAATAAGTTGCAAATACTTTTGCTAATAATTCAAATTCATTTTTAAGTGAAGCATATAATCTTTTATGAATTGCAGACATCACTCGCGATCCGCGCTCCAACAATGCCATTGTCGTTCCAACTGCCGCTTGTTGGTTACCATCACCAACCTGCATATCAGCGATGGACGCGAAGCGTTGACCTGCTTCAACAACGATACCCATTAATTGTAATAGGGTCGCGGATGGTTCTTTAAATGGTAATGGCATAAATGCATCACGCAGATTTCCACCTGGTGCATCTACATCTCTAAACTCACCTGGTTGAATAGGTTGTGCATCATCTCGTACACGAATACCTCGCATTTTAAATCCAGATGGTAAATTAGATAATGTTCCTGCATCTAGTAATTGTCTTAAAGCTTGAGTTGCAGTTCTAGATAATCCACCAATCATGTGAATTAATCCAAAGCCATAGAATCCAAGTCCTGGTAAAAATTTAAAGTGTACAAAATAATTAGTTTTATTTTTTAATGGATCATCTACTTTGTAGTTACGTCTTATAGATAAAACTTCTCTTGATGATTCTTCAATCGTTACAACATATGGAAGTTTAATTCCTGTGGGCTCACCAGTTTGAGGATCTTTATCTTCAAAACCTTCTATATCTAAATTAACATGACATTCTAAAAGGGTATAAATATTATCTTGTCTTTCAACTCTAACACCTTCTAATTCACGTTCTTTTTCTTTTATAGGATCTGTTTTAAGAGCTGGTTGACCTAGTTCAACATCTTTATAAAAACCACTTACTTGTTGTTTACGTAAATCATTTTCAGAAATTTTTAATACATGAATAATAGCATCTGCATCTTCTAATGAAGTCGCTGAATAAGGAACGATTAAATCTTCTGCTGGAATGAATTTAGATACCGCTCTTCCAAGGATTGCATCATAATAAACTTTTTTAAATGTAGATCCTGATAGCGGTAAATAAAATAACATTTGATCAAATTCTGGTTCATATTCTTTCATGACACTCATAATTTGATAGTTCATGAAATCTCTAACTCTTTCTGATTGTTGTTCTTTTTGTGAATCTATTTTACCAACAATTTGAGTTCGCACCGGTCCATCTGCTGGAAGTAATTCTTTGTAAGCTTGTGATTGAAACTGTGTTACTGATTCTGCAAGAACTGGGTGAGTTACACCTGATGCATTTCTAAATGGCTCTGTTCGTCTTTCATATTTAAAACCTAATAGTTCAAGACCATTCGTATATGTCATTTCCCAATCTTGACGTGATGATCTATAATCTTTGTATTGTCCTTCTAAATCAGATCCTATTTCTACTAACACACCATCATCTAAAAATTCTGCAAGGTTTGCATAATGATCTTCACCACCTTGTGGGGCTGCAACATTTGGATCAAAAGAAATTTCTGCACCACCATCTTCATCCATGTTAATTTCAACTGGAGAATCTGTTGGTTGTATTTCTTCTTGAATAGATTGTTCTATTTCAGTTTGACCTGGAATTTCAATAGTAGTTTTTGTATTGGGTAATGACTTATCAATTTCTGCCATGACTAACTATACCTTCTTCTAAATAATGATTCAACACCTTGTGAGTCAGGACCTTTAGCAGGTGGAACGGTTGTTGTCAATCCACC